CACCCAATCAACGTCTGAACGAAGATCGAGGTCTACAGATACACCTGTAGAAGTAAAGCTACCTGATTGAATTATTGTTGATGCCATTACTTGCCTCCTTAAACGCTTAATGTTGTTCTAAGATTAAGGACCCATGCATCGTTTGTGATACGTGGTACTTGTGCAAATTTATATCCAACAGAAGCATTGAGGGCTAAAGGTCCATCATAGATAGGTGGACGGTAGATAAACTGCGCACTGTAACCATCTTGTTCAACCACTGCATAAGCTTCCATACCAACACAGAAAACGTTGTAAACATCGTTTCCATTGTTTGATCCAGCTGTAGATACAGATCCGATTGAAGAAAGAAGGAAACGTAGGTTTGAGACACTTCCCCACTCAGGGCGGAGTGTACTCATTTGACTTGGATACTGTGCTTTAGCAATGAAACCGTTTACTTGTTCAAGATCGCCAATAAGCTGAGTTGAACCAAGAGCAAAGTAAGCATCCCTAACAGGAGCAGTTCCAAACCGGTCTTCTCCTTCGATATTATCAGCAATTGTGTAAGCGTTGTTATCAGCAAGAGTGCGGATAATAACGTCGACATCGCTACGAGTGAGTTCAGTTGGATTATCGCCATTTGTTCCCCCTACACAGTTAATGAAGGAAGCGGTTGATGCTAGCATGTTTCTAGTTAATTCATCTTCAGTTTGTCTGCTTTTTCTGTTACTTTCCTCGCGATTAAAACGAGTACTGACTGCACTTTTAAATGCAGCGGGGAGTCTTGTTATTCCTCCCTCCCATGATTTCCCATGGGGTCGGACTATCGCATATGCCTGTTTATCAGCATCTCGACCGCTTAGTCTCTGCGGGTCTTGACATTTCTTCAGTTTGACTGTATCATGTATCTCATGACTACAGAATTTGCCTATATGGCTGGATATATTGATGGGGATGGCTGTCTGTACATAGGTACCTACGATCAAAAACCAAAAAACATTACGGTTTTTGAATACAGTATCCAAATTCTTTCTGTTGATAGAGAAAACCTTATCAACTTTCAGAAACATGGAGGAATTGTTAGACAAAAAGCACAACGACCTAACCAAAAGATACCATATTTTTGGTGCCTTAAGAATTGTGCTGTACTTGCATCCCATATTTTCCCTTATTTGATTGATAAACAATTTCAGTGTAAGTGTCTTATTGAAATTATTAAATCTGTAAAAGGAACCAATTATCAAGCTGTTGGGCAACAAACCTTTAACTACCGTAAAAACCTTATAGACATGTGTAGGAGAAATAAAGTGACTGATCTTGTTACAGAGGAGTTGATTAATAAACTCAGGCTTACCAAACCATCTATAATTCCAACTAGTGAAGATTTCGCTTACCTTGCTGGTCTTATTGAATCCAAAGGCACATTCAGAATTAAATCCTGGAAGCCTCCTAAAAAACCAAATAATGTTTTCGCGACATCTCTTGAAATAGGAAACACAAGGTATCCCATTTTTCCTTGGCTTATGGATAGATTTGGAGGTAACCTTTCTTTTAGGCATAAAAATAGAAACAAACGCGCCGTAGCTATCTGGTCTATACAGGCTAAATCTCTTAGTCTCATTATTAAAAGAATACAGGTTTTTCTGAGAGGCAGAAAAAAAGGTGTTTGTGAGCAAATTATGGAATTCAATGAAACTATTCTCCCAAATGGAGGAGACAGACATTCCAAAGCGTTTAAAGAACGCATGAATGATGTCGTTTCCAAAAGAGAGTTGATTATCGATGAAATTCATAAGCTAAACAAAAAAGGTGTTTAAAATGTTCAAGTTCCCTCGGGTTGTCATAGGCTATGCAGCCCTTAGATTTTCCCAGGTATTCAGGTCAAGTTTATTGTCCCCCAGTACGTTAAGGGACACTCCCAATCTTTGAGCTGCTTCATTGAGAACTGGATCTTGATTTTGCAGGGTTACCTGCTCGTTAAGAATTATGTAGCTCCCGTAGAAATCCATCTCAGCATCAATGTTAACAGCTGTTAACTGTTGGGGAGGAGGAGTAACACCGGTATTTCCCAGGGGAACTGTAGCAGTCCCTAGTGGGTTGTAACGGCGCATTCTAAGTGTTGTACCACCATTCCTTGGCATCTGCTTAGGCATAGCTGGAATATTGTGGACAAAATAAGGAACTGGCACACTAAGCAACTTATAGCTAAAAGCCTGTTGCACTGGAGCCGGTAGGACGCTCGTAGTGGTAGTCATTTTATACCTCGGTTATTACCGAGCCTTCGCTGCTTCTACCATTTCCTTTTGCAACTGTTTTTTGAGGTCCGGAGTAAGTCCCTGAGCAAAAACATTTGCTTCGTGAAGGGCTCCTTGTCCTTTTACAGCTTGCACACTCATAGGTTTGTTGTGATTGGATTGGACATGTTGCTTTTGCTGCGAGAAATCTTGGGGTTGTTTGTATATCCCTAGGGCTTTTAAAGTTTTATAAGCCGAGACTCCCTTCGCAAATATGTCGCTTCCAGAGGTAATGGATCGATAAATTTCAGGCTCAGTCTTTTTTAAATTTTCTATGTTTTCTTTCGTTACAACATCGTCAAAGTCATTAAAACGGGTCTTCAAGCGATCTGGGATTGCTTCAACTTCTTTTTGATAAATCATCTTTTCCACACGAGACATAAGCTTTTTTACATGACGTCCTTCTACTAAGTCGTCATCTCCTATATCCATAGAATCTTCGTCTTTGTGCGGAGAAGAAGCCTGAGTATCGGCAAATGAATCCATTTGAGCTCTTAGCTGTCTCACTTCTTCTTCAAGTTGTTTTTTGCCCTCACGTAGCTGCTTGAAGTTATAATCTTTATTATCTTCTTGCTGGCTACTAGGGTTATCTAGTTGCTCTTGGCTTACTGTCTCTTGCTTTTCGGGAGGGTGAACGACTTCCTCATTGTGAATTTCTTCACTTACATTCGGGGCTTCAACTGCCATAAGAACTCCTTTATGCGGGGGCGAAGCGCGTTTACGCCTGAAATTTTAACTCAACCCTTAACGTGGGAAACGATTCATGAGTTAGTTTTTAAATAAAATGTAATGGGATTTATTTCTATGGAGATTAAAGAATTCTTTCTTTCATGTTGATCTCATCACAAAGCTTATCTAATTTGCCTGAGTTGAAATCCATGACATAGTTCAAGAACTCTTTTTGCTCTTTGGGATAATGGAGAATATCCAGTGGAATAGATTCACAGGATTGTTTGTCGGGTATAACCCAGATAAAGGACAGGTCAGAAGACCCTCTGTTGTATTTATAGACAACCTGATCGTACTCAGGTCTTGGGCATGTTTTACGAGGCATAAAGAATTGTCTTACGACATTCATCATAAGACGCTCTTTTTTAAAGAGAACAACTATGAAAAAGTTTCCTTCATACAGCTCTTCTCCACGCTTTACTGCTATTCCCACTTGATTTTCGTAAGAATCTTCCGATTCATTACCTTCATGCATAGCCTGCTGAAGTTCAATAGGATTGATCTTTTCGTCTTTTTGCTGAAGTTCATATGAATATGCTCCTACGGTTTTTTTCTTTGCCATTAGTTCCCCCAGTCATACATTAATCTTTTCCATCTGACAATGATATCTGTGGGTTCTACTCGCCTGCCATCCCAATTAAATTCGGCCCACCAACCACTCTTGAGCTTACCTTCGCTCGTTTCTAAAAGAATTAAGTCATAAGGAATGGGCTTATACATTTCTGCATCTGCCCAACCATCGGACTCAAATTTCGTTAGCTTGTAGACGGGAGAGTAGGAAACCTCAACTGAAAATCTTTTTTTATTGGGTGTCCTATTCCTTCGTTTTTTCACTGGAAAGGCCGTGCTCATAAACTTTCTCCTTCAGAATGCTCATTTCATGTGTGACGTATCTAAATAAATTTCTTATCACACGAGGAAGTTTTTCTGAAGAGATGTTTTCTATATGATCTACTTGCCAGTTGAGAAGCTCTATTTCTGTTTTACGTTTAGCGCAGAAAGAGCATAAGATTTGATGATATTCATCTTTAGGAGATCGACTATCGGCCCACAAGAGGAAACAAGAAGGACATTCAAATTTCATTGTGAGCCAAAGTCAAAATGCAAAATAGGACTAGATTGATATACCCATTTTAAATATCACAGCTCCACTTTTTTGGCCACGAGAATGGCTGTGAATAGGAATTATCCATGGGTGAACATTGACTTGAAAGAAAATAAAATGGCTTTCGGAAATATTCCTTTTAATACCACTTATAAATTCTGGATAAAATCTCCTAAAGTTATCTTTTAGATGTCTATGATTAAATAGGCCACTTACCTGTACACCCAGTCCCGCATAAGCTTCTCCTAAGTCACTTTTCAAAAAAGAAGATAGGGCAGACGCACTTAATATTGCATAATGCCACTCTTTCCATAATCCTTTAAAAAATAGGTAAGATGCATTAATGTCTAAAATAACATCCTTACATGGAGTCTTAATGCCTACAGTTGGAACCACCATACCAATATCGGACCCGCTTATACCTACATACCTAGAAGTTTGATGACATGGTTCTTTTTCTAAGTCAGCCCATCCTGTGTTCACAACAGAAAACGCAGCTAACATGATTGTAAAAATTAAACTTTTCATTTTAGTTACTCTTGGAAAATTAAAAATAAAGAATAACATCTTCTCTCCTCTTAGGTCAACTTAAGAGAGTAAATATACCAACCGTTTATGAACCACTATAAAACCTTTCCAGAAAAATTTCGAAAATACCATATTTCTACTCTTTTTAGTAAAAAAAGGTGTTCACAAAGTGAGAGTTTAGTTTAGGCTCGTAGAAACTTTTTATTGAACTTTAAAACACACCATGAAGATTTTAATCGGAGGACTCATGTTAACATTATTAATCGGACTAGCATCATTCTTTCACTTTTCACCTGCTGGTCCTCTATTTTACGAAACTAAATCTGAGTTTTTCATTCCAGGACAGACCTCCGAATGGTGGGTGTGCGCATACTGTGGTACATACCACGAAGACAGCGACTCATCTTGTAACTGCCCTCGAAGACAAGGAAAATACCAATGATATTTGGGTATGCTCGCGTGTCAACCCCACAACAATCTCTAGAAAATCAAGTGGCTCTTCTTAAGGATGCTGGGTGTGAAAAAATATTCTCAGAAAAAATCTCTGGATACAAGTGTGTAAAGGGAGAGTTCGACAAGATGATGGAGTTTGTGAGAGCAAAAGACGTTGTTGTCGTTACTGGAGTCGACAGACTTGGTCGCTCTACTAAAGACCTCACTATTCTTTTGGACGAATTCCATAACAGAGAAATTGATCTAATAATTCTTGGCCACGACATAGACACTAGAACAGCACATGGGAAGATGATGTTCGGATTCATGGCTATTTTTGCTGAGAACGAGAGAAACAGAAACCTAGAAAGGATTCGTCAGGGAATGGAAGGAGCTCGCAAAAGAGGTCGTCACATCGGACGCCCAAATAAGCTAAATGGTGATAAAATTAAACAAATGGTTAATCTCTACAAATCACAAGCATTAAGCGTTAAAGAGTTGTGCTTAATGTATGGTGTTTGCAAGGTAACCCTTTACAAGTACGTGAGAAAAGAGGGGAAAACAATAAATTTGGGTGAGAAAGATGGGAAAACACTAAATTTGGGTGAGTATGAAAGAAGTACAGCTTGACATGTTTGAAGAACTTTCCTTTGTGGAAAGAATGGAATTTCAAAAAATTCATGAGATTGAGGTTCAACAAAGTAATCTTAGAAAAGGCCTTTTCAGGAGATACAACGAGCACTCAAAAAGAATACAAAAACTAGAAGAAATGCTTGGGGAACTAACAATAATTCTTAAGTTAGACGAAGAAAGAAAGTTGGAGGCAATCTAACTACGAACTTCTGTAAACATTCTGCATAAGATCACGCTCGCTTTTAACCTCTTTAGAATCGAACTCACCAGACTTCCACCCAATTAATAACCCAAAACATATAATGAGACACAAAGATAGCAAAATCCTAAATGGATAAACTTTTACTTCACTAATCCCCATAGTCCGTCTCTCCATCATAAGACCCACAGTCGGCGTCGTGAGAGTCGTTATCATGGTCTTTGTGATATTCCCGAGAAAAGTCCTTAAAAAATTCATGAGTAGATTTTTCAGTAAGATCTACCTTTACAATATCCTCATACTCTGGAGTATGCACATGAAAGTCAATAGTATGAGCTACTAAAACACCAGCTGTTAAAGTAGTAAAAAAATACATTAAAAACTTCATCGGTTTCCTAATGATTATCTTAACAAGAGAGAATGCAAATTGTTTAACTCAGCCTTAGACTATAGAGTCCCTACTAAAGGAACACAATAAAAAAACTACTTTCCCTTACTTTTTCTTAACGATGGATACTTTGCATACACGGCCCGACGAATCCCGGCAGGAGAAGGAGCATTGTGAGCATAGGCCAAAGCGGCTCGGGCTCTCTTAAGAGTATTAATGGGATAAGATCCTTCAGGAGCCTCACCTTTTGGACCCGCAAAATCTTTCTTGGAGACCTTCTTATATTCTCCTACATTCGATCCCCCAGATTTCTTTTGAAGCTTGGCTTCCTTACCTCTAGGAATCTTCATTCCCTTACCAATAGTTACTTTCTTAGCCATTACCTTTCCTTCTTCTTAAGTCTTTTCATGTAGGGATCCTCGTTCTACTGCCTTATCCCCCGGATTAGGACCAAAGTGTTCACATTTTCTCTTAAGAGGACAACAAGCTAACGTAAGGAGCATTAAGCTTCCTAAAAAAAATATAAGCCTATCCATTACAAATTCCTATCAGTGCTTTAATCATGTGATCTTTCATTTCTTCTTGCGTGCACCATCTTTCAATATGCTGTAGAGAATCGTTCTCTCCCATAGTGAATGCAAAAAATCTTTTACTATTTTCATCTTTTAAAACTCCATACACCTTCTCCCCAACTTCGGGAAGATGTGGTGGTTTTTTCCAAATCATTTTACAGGGACTCCCATCCACCTTTTTGTAGGTGAACTCTTTCCTTTTTTTCTGGTAGTTGGCACTTTCTTAGGTAGTCTGCTACCTTTTGGTGTGTGTCTTTCAAATTGTTTAGCAAGTTCTGGGTCCTTAGCCCATAGATAGCGCCTCTGCGCTTGCGATTTTAATGGAATAGTCTTCTCCTTATATAGAGCCAGGAAGACATTAGCCTTCCCAGCCTTTATGAGCACAAGTTATTTACTATAAGATTTTTTCTTATGATGGCGTGCCATAAATTGATGATGGGCTTTCATCATGTGGTGGTGCAGACGCTCTTTGACGCCTTCATCCATCTCACGATCACCAGCATAAGCATGACCACGGTCTTTTTTTTCCATGGCCTTAGATTCGTCTCTACGATCTTTAAGAGACTGAGACTTAGGGCCCCTGTTTCTTTCACCCAAGCTTTCGTCGAGACGATCGTTATAGCCCTGTCTTTTGCGTTTCATTGAGGTAACCTCCCTAAATGTTCATTAATATCTACTATCTTAAGCTCTACTTCGTCATTAGGAACCTTCTTTACGGTTCTTTTTGATAACGACTTAGACTTCCTATTCCTAGATAAACCAGGAATAACCGCCTCAGCTATCTTCCGGGCCTTCCCGGACGCACGCGGCATAGCCATTAATACATGCTATCTGACTGATGACGATCAATTCGACTAATGTTGTCGCTGTTGTTATCGTCAATTCCTCTGATAGTGTCATCCAGATAGTGACTATCCATGTACTCACACTTAGGGTAGAACTCATGCACAACTTCTTGGGGAAGGTTTGCTGGTGCCTTATGGTCTTCAGAAAGCATACCCATGTATCCTTGATCTAAACCACCACGGAAAGATTTTTTCATTCCTCGGCTCTCATCTTCTCGATCTTTAAGATCTTGTTTGTATTTTTTTGCCATTATTTTTCTCCTTGAGCCATTACGGCTAGTTCTTCGACGTTTGGGGTTTTTACCGATCCTTCTTCCTCGATCTCTTGAGGACTCTCGATAGATTGGACAGTTTTAGCAAGCTCCATAAGTCTCGCAACTTGCTCAATGTCCATTCCCTCTAGCTCTTTCATTGCTTTTACCAAGTCAAGAGTTCCAAGGTCTCTATCCTTCTGAGATTCAGCTAGTCTTTCAACTGCTAAAGCACGGTTTTCTTGGACGCGAGAAGCTCTTTCAAGCCCTAGTCCCGCGTTGGCTTCTGCCCGTGATTCGAGATCTTTTATTTCAGCCTTCTCTTTTTCAAGCGCGACTTGCATCTGCATTTCTTGAATCTGTTGTTGCTGCTGTTGATTTTGGCCAATCGCTTCCACGAGCTCTTCTTTATTTTGAAGCGTAGATGCCCTAATCAATAGGTCTTGAGGGATTTCAATACCAGCTGATCGCATCTCCATGAGCTGAGCAAACTGCATTTGACGTTGAGTGGTGCTATTAACACCCTCTTCGACGCCAGAATCGAATTTCCCGAATGCTTTAGAATAAAACTGAAGAGAAGGCTCTTCGTTTATTATCCTCTGAATTTTTCCTGGGGAGAAGTTTGACTGTATAAGATCAATGAACAATCTACCGAGTAGCTTCTGTGAATAGTCTAGCTGATCAAACAAAATCTGAAGTGTCGTGAGTCCAGCTCCCTGACGAAGCATAGCAAGGACTCCTGCTTTGTCATCCACAGCACTACCCAGAAGCTCTTCATTAACACCAGATATCTGCTGAATCTCTTCCCCTAATATCCTAGAAAGCTCAATCATGGATTCAGGAATAGATGGGGCTTGAATCTGCTCTACATCTGAAAGCTGAGCATCTTGTTTAATAGCGAGTCCGCGTCCTTGTCCTTGAAGAAAGATATCTTTTGGATTAACAAGAGAGTCGGGCTTATACTTGAACCCGCTGTTGATTTGAGACTCTAGGATATCAAGTTCAATCACCTTTCTTCTATTATAAAGGTACTGACTGTCCCTAAGACCCCTAACAACACCTTGAACTCTGTATGGAAAATAGGGGATCTGTGGATCGTAATATCCTAAAACAGGAACGAAAGGATAAGGATCAACGCCCATGGGATTAGGCCCGCTATACATGACAATGCCTTGTGCAACTATAGCAAGCTTGGTAGTTGGGACCTCGATCTCTAGGGATGTTATCTCTGGGAACTTAGAGAGAAAAACATCGAGATCCTCGTCCTTACCCTTCCACTCCATTGTCTCGCCGGTTTTAACATCGACGAGGAGAGTCTGAGTCCGATAGTCTCTGTACCAAAACTCATCGTAAGTGAGGAGATCGGTCATCCCGTAGTTATACGATTCCGGCATGTATTCAAACTTACCGTCACGATTTCCGCTTGCGTTAATTTTGTCGATCTCGCTCTTTCTTTCAGGTAGTAAAGACTTTATTTGAGGTTTTGTCAACCACTTACGTGTCCAGATGAGATTACAGTCGCTTAAGTCGTG